CCTATAGTTGCAAGGTTGGTGATGTTCCAGGTACCCGATTGGTTAGCAGATACCGTACCCGATACAGGGGAAGTAACACCGGAAGGATCCACAAGCATACGCCCTGTTAATGGGTTTACCTGTGCAAGTCCGATAGTCCGGGTTAATGCCTGTATAGCCATCCTCATCGCTTCGATAGCCTGCATTAACTCCTGTGTAGCGGTTACGGGGAGAGGGGTAGTTTCGTTTACATCGTTAGCTACTCCATCCGTACCCCACACAGGCTTCACCCGTTGGTATTGCACACCACCAATATCATCTGTGGCAATTATCTCACCACTACCCGGTGTATATCCTACGTTATCTGCCATCTTATTGTAAGGTTAAAAGTCCGTTAACTTGGTCAAAATCAACCGTTAAAGATTCACCGGAAAGCAGGGTGATGCTGCTTCCGTAATCAAACCACCCGATAAGCGGCCCACCTGCTGCGGTAGAGTTGTACACTACCACATATCGGAATGGCCCTGTACTACCACCTGTTGATGTGAGGGTAGTGTCGGCCACCACTAACTTATAAAGGCCACCCGATTGGGCGGATGAAGTAGTGGTTAAATTTCGTGTGGATAAATTCGTGTAGGTGATTTGAGTGATGTCGGCAAGCAGGCTATTCGCAGCCGTTGGTGCCACGTTAGATAGTGCAATGGTTAGCTGATTGCTTCCCAGATTGTGGGTGCCTTCGGCTACTGCTTCCACGAATGAATCGAATTTATTGAAAGTTGCCATCTGTAATTATTTATGCAAATTTACTCATTTGATTTCGATTTCAGCACCCCTGCAATCTTACGGGCAATCCCCCACTTATTCGCCTGGTAGAGTTTCATGTCAGTTAGGTTAGTGATGAAGCATACTTCAATTAACACCGTTTCTGCATCCGCTTTCATCCAGGCTAATGATCTGCGTGCAGTTAGCTTTTCGGGTCTGATACCCCTATCCTTAAAGCCAACGGAAGTAAATATCTTCAGCAGGGAATTTGCAAGGTCTTGTTCAAATTTGCTCACGTTATCGGGTACAATTACCTCACTACCCTTCGCTTCAGCGTTTGCGGATGCGTTCCAATGGATGTCAACAAGTATATCCCTTTTGCTGAACTTCCCACGCAGCCAGGCGAGAGTTTGGGCAAGTGCATTGGTATTGCTATCGGTAAGCGGCTCTATGCCTTCTTTTTGCAGTTCAGCAACTACCATGTCCCGTAATTCAATAGCTAAATCACGTTCGATGTAGTTATTACCGGAAGCACCTGGATCTGCTCCACCATGCCCTGCTGATAGAATTATTTTTCTTCCCATGACTTATAGATTAGAAATGCTATAATACCTACGATTGATAACGCTAACCAAAACGGCAGCCGTTTAGTTTCCTTATTACGATATTCTGACTGACTGAAAGCCGTTACGCTGCCTGTTGCCTTAACGCTATCCTTTCGTATGCCGTTGATAACTTCTTTACTGGATGCCTTCACATTCTCATAGATTATCCTTTTGCGCAGGATAGGAACGGTTGTATAGGTTGTATCGAATAACTCTACGGTCTTTGTCTGAATGTCAATCCATTCCTGTAGTGTACGGGTGGTGTCAACTACAGATACCCTCATGGTATCGTATTCTAACACGGTCACCGTTTGTGTTTTCCCCTGCGATTTGTTTACTGAATTGCAGGAAAGCAGTACTATCAGTACCACTATTGCAATGAAAACAAACGGAAACCAGTTATAGTTTTTGTTCTGGCTCATCTGGTACGATTGCATAGTTTTCACCGTTTGCGAGTAGTGCGGAAAATACCTCTAATAGGGTTGGCAGGAAAGCGATAATAGTTGCTACGCTTGCCATTTGATGGTCATTGAGTTTGAATATCTGAAATACTGCAATGACGGTAGGGCCGGATAGCAGTCCGATAACCCTTTTTGCCTTTCGGTACCATTTAGGTGCCGGCTTGTTTACGTTTGTAAGACTAATGTTTGTCTTTCCCATTTCTGTACTTATTTATGTTCACGAATATTGTAACGAGTGCGCTTGCAATGGTGCAGTAAGTTGCCACATCCGATGCGGTCAGATGGCTGAATACCCATAAAAAAAGAGTTACAAGCAGTCCATTTATTCCTGCATCATTTGTTTGGTGTTCCATTGCTAACGTTTAATCAGTTTATAAAAGTTGAGAATAAAATCATCTATGAGTGTGTTATCCGTTCCCCATTGCTGCACGATGTGTGCAGGGATAGGCACGTTGCCATCTGTAACCTTTTTTCCCTTGCGGTCATATGCTACCACGTAGGTATTGCAGCCCTGTGCGGTATCTCTGCCAAGTCCAAACACTACCCATGTGATTTGGGTGATAGTGTCCTTTGTCAGTTTGTTGAACTCTACAGGTTTGACCTGAATGGCAGCAGGGATAGTGTCTGCTTGTTGTACTTGCACCTGTACGGGTGCGGTTACTGATAATGTGATTGCGGTTGCGATTGCGGTAAGCATAGTTTTAGAATTTAGATATTATTTTCCAGTTCGTACCATCCGACATTATTTGTACGGTGGCGTATTGTACGGATAGTGAATAAGTAGTTGCGCCATCAATAGTTTCGGATGCGTTACCATCAACGGTTATCGTACCTGCACCGCTATTCTTTATGATTAGTATTCTACCTGTGCGACCGGATGATGCAGGAAGGGTAACGGTGAAAGTACCGGAAGTACAATCAATTACATAATCATCATTAGTAGCGGTGTATGCTCCGGTTTTGGTAACGTAGTTTTGCTTGAACCCGATGCCAGAGATTGAGCCATTGACTTGTAATTCATCCACTCCGTTATCAGTATTTGTATTAACTAATGTTGTACCTGCAACGGAAAGTTTAGCATTTGCAGCAGTTCCATCACCAATGCGTACATTGGTATTAGAGCCTGTTGCATATAAAAATACACCTGCTTCCGTTGCCATTTGTAGCTTTCGGGATGTCCCAGATGTTTGAAAAGAAAATAATTCTGCTGATTCATCATAGTAAAACAAACCCCTATCAGCTCCATTGTGGTCAAAAGATAATCTTGTTTGAGATGCACCACCACCGCCAGAGCCTACACCATTAATTACTAAACCTCTTGTATTTGCAGCAGTTATTACCAACCCATCAACAGATGAAGAACCACAATAAACTGTCTTTCCTACCGTTAAATCATTTGTTATACTGCCATTATTCGTAACCGATAAATTCTGTGCCGTTGCCCTTGCTGATACGTTCATACTCCCACTCACCTGCAATTTATCTACTCCATTGTCTGTGTTGGTGTTGATTAATGCAGTACCATTAACGGCTAATTTAGCAGCAGGGGCGGTGTAATCTATGCCTACCCCCCCGGCGGATGTTATACGCATACGCTCAACTCCATCAGTAAAAAAATTAACATCAGCATTGCCGGATACAAAGTTAGTACCAATCATACCCATCCCCCATTGCGTAGAGTTGTTACCTACAGAAGAATTCCAACTAAACCCAAGAGTAGCAAATTGTCCGGTAGTACTTCCGTTATAATTTACATTTAACCCCGAACCAACAGCAGTAAGTGAAGTTCTGTTTGTGGTGAATATATCAACTTTATTGCTCGGGCTTGTCGTACCTATACCTACGCTTGTTCCATTATCAAATATCTGCGAATTACCAATAGCAGTAGATGAAGTGAATTTTGATACATAGTTGGTAGTACCGCTACCCGTAACCGTTCCACCTCCACCACTACCAACTTTCTGCCATGTCCTCTTATACTTCACATACAACGAACTATCAGCAGGTCGAATCAGTATCTGCGAACTATCAGCACTCACCCCTGCAGCCGTGTCCTTAGTAGGAATACCGATACCATTCACATAACGTACCTTACTTCCTGTTTGCTGCCATTGGGCGGAAGCGGATAGGGATAAAAGTATTGCACAGATTGTTAAAAACTTTCTCATATTATTGAACTAAAATTATAATTTTTTCACCTGCAAAGAAAGGCACATTACTATCAACGGTCAAAGTACCACTACCCACAGTCCAAACTACACCCGTACCCGGCGATCCGCTATACGCAATGGTTTCAAACGATGTGCCACCCCGTGATCCGTATATCATTGTTTTACCTGCACCACCCGGTATAGCTATCGAAGTTTCACCACCACCGGCAGTATATTGCAGCACCTGTGTAGTTGTACCTTGTATAACGATGCCAGTTGGCGTTACGGTGGTTCCTGCTAAACTATATACTCCCGTACCTTGATAACTTACCTGATAAGTGGCAATGTCCTTATTTGCGCCCGTAATGGTGAAGGATTGCAGCCATGCCAAACCCGATACTATAACTAACCCACCTGCCGTACCATTATCAATAACGAATTTCAGCGATACCAACTCCCGATTCAGTTGGCTATTCAGCATAAACAGGTAGGAATAATCATCTAATACAACAAGTCCATCTGCTTGTATAGACCATGATGCGACATCGGGCCGGGATTCTCTGAACCATGCACTACTGATGTTGGTAGTTTCCATTGCATCCACCTCCACCGAAAAGGTGCAAGTCCTTGCACACGCAATGAGATTGTCAGTCATTGCTATCGAATTGTACCTGTAAAGGTTGAGTTTTTGTCCGGTTACTGGTGTCATGAGCAGTCAATTCCAACGGTTAAATTAGATCCACTAATAGTATTTGGAGTTCCAAATCTTGCACAAATATACTGCGAAGGTGTCAGAGTTACAGGCCCCACATAACTACCTGCGCAGTTCTGATAAGTTCCAGTCCAGTTACCGCCTGAACTATTGGTATATCTTTTACAAGTTGGTGGATTGAAAGCAGGGTCAGCAGGGTCAACCAATGTGTATGAAAGAACGGCATTTCTTACCTGCAAAGCAGTTGCATCAACCGTATTGCTGACAAAGTTAAACTGCAATGCCCCAAAAATGTATCTGTTTGCATTGACCGATAATGAAGAAGATGGGTCTTGTATAGCCATCGTATTAATCAACCCTATAAAGTCGGTACCATTAAATAAGTTGTACTGACTATACTCTAAATTTATTTGTGGTTGTGATATGCAGTTAAAGTACTGACTGAATAATAAGTTAACAAGATTAGCATAAAGTGTAGAAGATGCACCATACCTATAAACATCTGTTAATACCGTATAACTTATATCAGTATAAATTGATTGACTTTGCCCTGCTGCATTAAATGGGTCTGGCGCACCTATAAGAACATTAACTGATTTTTTGTAAGGTGTGGGTGCAGTTTCATTAAATATAACTCTTTGGCTTACCGGGAATGTAGATTTCCTAAATATAGACGCAAGGTATAAAGCAACTACTGCGGTACTTGTAACCTCAAATTCAATTTCTAATGTACCGGAAACAGGTGCTGCAGTTGTTTTAATATTTAATGTTCTAACCCTATCTGAATTTTGCGGCTCACCATAAAATCCTGTTGTATTATACTCCCAATACGGCTCATCATTATTCTTTCGGTAAGTCCAAAAATTACCACCTCCTACATTGATGTATATTTTAATTCGCAAAAGGTCATTAAGTGTGGTATAAGATGACCCATAAATTAATGTCAAATCAATTTCTTCATTTTGCAATACTTTTCCACAACTATCAGCTACAAGCGTAGATGATGCACTTGCACCTGATACTATTCTTTGACAAATATATCCATCTGCAACAACTCTATCATATTGCCCGCCAACACCAAGAAACTCTGTCCAGTTATACGGCTTGCCTGATACGGTCAATCTTGACAAATCGCCATTATCAATAGTGTTTTCGGGAAACTTTATATCCCCTGTCATTTCTATTTGTGAATATCCCTTTTTTAATATCTTGACCTGCCCGTTCTGAATAAAGTAAAAAGGGGTTACGGTATCGTTAATGTATGGCTTTATATCATACTTTATATTCTTTGTGCTTATTGTATCTGTTACAAGTTTCCAATCCGTTGTGAATACACGAATGGAATCAGATGCTTTTTCATTTACTGAAGTAAACCACCATTGACCATTTGATTGATATAATTGCGCACCGAATGATTCACATATCTTTTCCAATACTTCATAGCAACTAATATAAGTTGTTTGATTTTTACCTGAAATTGCAGGTGCTAAATATACTTGCCTTATTGTGCTTGTACTTTCACTCATTGCAACTGCCTGATAATAATTTACTGCTGAATTGAAGGTATATCCATCGGGAAGATAGATATTCATTAAGCAGTTGTTAATTATTTTCATCACAGATTCCAACTTGTTCAAATCTCCTGTTGATGGCAAATAAGGTATGCTTTTAAGCATTGCAAGCCCATCAATACAATTTATGGTAGTGTAATTTCTTCCTGTTGTGAATGGCAATGTCAATGTGTCGAAAAGTACAAATCCCTGCCATATAAAATAAGTAGTACCCTGCGCATAGAACTTCACATGATACTTTCTGTCGTCTGTTGTTGTAAAGTCAGGTAATGGGCCTGTAAAGTCGGTAAAATCTGCCTGTATAGTGAATGTTGTAGGTAGTATTGGTTGATATTGGTCATCGCCTGAAGCATTGCAATTCATTACAAATGGCTCTGCACCTGTACCTATTTGATAAGATGATCCGCTATATCCTTTCTCCCATATTTCAGCCGTAAAAGTATAACCCGATTTTCCAATGGCTTGTAAAGTATATTTCTTCCCGTATGCAGGTGGAACTAATAATGGCGCAGTTTGATATGGTGCTGATATCTTTCCGGCTGCTACTCCTGGTGTTATTGCGCTGCTTGCTGCCGTTTTTACTCCTGATACATAGTAATAAATATCAACTGCAAATGCAGTATCGTAATTATACCCTGTAACGTATTGGAACATGGTATAGGTAGCATCTTGTTGGTATGGCTGCGAACCATCATAGGCAAAAGTTATTATTTGCCCCTGACAATCTTTGAATGAGAAATAAACAAAGCCGTTATCAGCAGCAGTTATGTCGCTTGTTGTTACGCTTATTATCAGTTTATTACAAGCCATGTTAAGTTGTTAATGCTCTGAATGTATTGGTTCTACTTTGTGAAAGCCATATATCGTTTCCTCTCACTACACCCTCCACCACTACCCTACTATTTCCACCTCCCATCTGCGATGCGGATGCGATTATTGAGCGCATTTGGTCTGGTCGTACAATGTGTTCTGTGCCGTGTAGCATTACGGGATAACCGGAACGGGGACCTGTAACGGTACCGCCTTCGGAGAAGCCGAGCATCTTCTTGAATATTCCCAAGAATCCACCCTTACCTGCTTCACCTTTTGCTAATGCTGCACCTGTTGTACCACCCGGTAACAATGATAATATAGTTTGAAATATCAATGCTTTTGCAGCCGCAAGTGCGATGTCTGCTGCTAATCTTTTAAACATATCACCGAGCGCAACACCTACATTTTGCCCAGTAATCATAGCGTTTACCATACCGGTAATACTATTCATAGCAGTATTCGTTAAATTATTTGCAGTTTCTAAAGTTTTATTCCTGTCTGCCTCAATAGTTGCCAATCTTTGTTTAGCTTCTATTACCGCCATTGTACTTAATAATTCAGGAGGCTTTTGTGCTTGTTGTGGTTTTTCAGTTGGGGCAGTCAAACTCAATGCATCTAACCTCATTGATTCTTCAAGCATTTTTCCTCGCATACTTGAAAGTGCTTTTTGATAAGCGTCAAGTTGATTGACTGCTTCTTTAACATTTTCAGTTTTAAATTGAGGTGGGTTTCTTACAAGATCATATATCTGCTTTAACTGCTTTTCAGTATCTATTGCTTCTAATGCCAATTCCCTCATTTCCCTTTTCGCTTCTTTTACTACACCTTGTTGCCTCATTTCAGGTGTAATTCTAATAGATGGCATACCGGGGCCAGGAGATATTGTTTCAATTCCACCCTCACCTGCTTTTTTATAATCTTCTTTAAGTTTGGTAAGTAATTCAGTTTGCTTAATTTGATTTTCAAGCAATTTTTGTTCTAATGGCATAGCAACAGACCTTGCTGCTGCATTTTTGGCTTCTATTTTTAATGCTTCAGCTAATTTTAAATGCGCATCTGCTGCTTTTCCTACAAGTATATCTTCATTACTATAATTCTTTAAATATTCACCATAATTATCACGCAATGCTTTTACGGCTCTTAATCTTTCAGCCATAGTATTATTCACATTTGTAGCAGATGCGAATAATGAATTTAATTCTGTTTTTTCTTTTGCAAGTGTTTCTGTATATGCACGATTAATTTTATCAGTATTTGATAATGTACCAAATAAACCTTCTAAACCCCTTGTCCAGTTATCGAATCCTAATGAAGCAAACTGCAATCCAGCAACAAGTGCTGAAACGGCTAACCCAGCTGCACCGGCAGCAGGCAAGATATTCGTTAAGTTGTTGGCAATCGCATTAAATCCATAAGGCAAATCCTGTATTACCCTACTTACACCCGTGAAATCTTTACCTAACTTCTGCGTAGCTCCACCTGCACCCTTCGATGCTTTCTCTACCCCATCAAGTGAAAGGATAGTTTCCTTAATCGCTGCAATGGCTTTCTTATTGTCAGCACTAATTAATATTTCGAGTTTTTCCGGTGCCATTGCTTTATTTTAATGCTTCTGATAATTTCTTCATATTCTCGATGAACTGTTCCTGTGTCAATCTCTCCCCCCTATCCGGTTGTTCATCTGTTGACAAAGGTAAGAAATCTGTTATGCTTTTGCGCCCCTTCGTGTCGGTGTTGGTGCAGTACATCACATACGCTATCAACCTTGCCCTCTGCCATTCCGCTAACTGCTTCGCTTCATACGCTTTGCGATAAAGCAAAAAATCTCGCCACCGAATAGACCAAAACTGCTCAATAGTCAGGCCCGATTCAATGGCGAGAATTATAACCTCATCCCAGGTCTTATCCCGGTGGTTTAACTTTTTTTTTCTTCCTCCGGTACGTTTTTGTCAGCAGGTATATCCGCCACCATTGCCTTCATAGTGTACTGAATGAACTCTAACACCTGCGATCCCGTGAATTGCAATCCACCCCCCTCATCAATCAACTGCGATGCTTCCCTTTCGCTTATCACCTTGCCAGCTCCCTCACTTGCCGCCTGCACCATTGTAATAACGTGCTTAAAGGTTAAGGATTGCCCATCGTACATCTCCAACATCTTACCTATTGGCAAGTTGCCATTCATTTCACAGAAACGATGCATCGCCCAGTTATTCCATAACAAACTAACGCTGCCCGTTGAAGTTTTTAACTCAAATGCTACGGGCATAAATTAGTATGTCTTGGTTTGGGTGAGTGGAGCATTCTGAACCTGGAACTCTGCATCAAACTTCAGCAGGTCTTTGTCAGTTGCATCCAATGAAAGCGAAGTAACAAAGATATTTCCGCTATACACGATGTCACCGGATACAGTAACTGCAGGGCCGAAACGAGCAGGAACAGAATCACGGTTAACAAGCATTTGATACAAACGGTCATAGCTTTCACGGCTACCGCTGCCTGTTTGGTCAATGGCATTGCCACTGCAGCTGATTGTCTGACTTACAGAATTACCGGGAAGTTGCTCATCGCCACATTTACTATCGGCATCAATGGCATCACGGGTGATTTCCATTGAATTGGATGTAAGGCAAGCAACAACAAGGAAAGTACCATTCCTGTCGAAATCCAGTTGAAGGATTATGTCCCTCGCATTTACAAAAGTGTAACTCATATTTATTGTGTTTGTGAAATTATAAATTCATACCGCAAAATTACACGAAAAGTGTTATCAAATGGATCCAAGTCCTCCAGGTTAGTTACCGATGCCAAAACCACATTCTTACAATCCCATCCCACAGGTAACACAACCACCGTATCACTATTCACCGCACCCATCACCGCATCCGCTATTTGCTCCGCCCTCTTGAACCCAAAGTTACTACTTTTCGTTGTTATATCTATGTTGACTGAAACCATGTTGATATAACCTTCTTTCCCTTGCTCCTGCCCGGATGTTCTTCCGGTGATAGTAATGTATTCAGCCGGCTCATTGGCAGGCACCATTGCATCGTAAACATCAACATAGGTATAAGCGGCAAGTTGGGTAACTAACCATTGCTTTATCGGGATGGCAGGGTTTTTCATTATCATTTGCGCAACAAGTTTTGAATCCGCTTAATTAGTTTCGGTCTTTCGTCAAGATAGGCAGGGATAAGGAATGGTTGTGGCTTAATGCCGTTTTTCAGTATAAAGTAGGCCATTCTTTCGGCAACCCTCAAATCTTCCGATAACCTTTGATCTCTATTGCCTATCCTTCTTTTTGTTTTTACCTTATACGTTCCTGCTAACTTATTACGCCTTACATAGAGTAAAAGTGCAAGTATCATATCCCCGTAATCGCCTTTACCTTTCCCCCTGAATTGTGCAGCATAGGCAGCGAATCCATTATGTATCGGGTGGCTCATTGCCTTTTTCTTTGTGCCGAACTCTACATAAGCAGCATACCCAATATCCGAATAAACCGATTTCATTAATGGCTCACCGATGTTATGCTTTATGCTTTGCCGTAATTTACCAAAGTTAGCAGGAGCCATCCGCTTTGCATTGCGTTCAATGTTCAATGCTGATTGCGACATCAAATTATTAAGACCTGGCCCCATACGTTCAGCGGCAATGTCAAACATCTTTCTGACCGCCTTGCCCCCCACTAAATTCATGCTGAACTCGGCCATTACTTAAAGATTTGTATTTCCAAATATTCATCCTTATTCTCAACATTCGTAATAGAATGGATGCTATATTGTTCGCCACCTATTTCTAATCTGTAGGTTTGATCGATTGTAAGGGGGTAGCGCACGAATACAGTAGCGGATGCCGTGTAACTTACCTGCGCTGCGATTAAAGAACGGCTATCTCCTACCGGAATAAACATACCCCAAATGGTGGCAGTATTCTGATAGGTAACCGTATAACCCCCCTCACCATCGCTCACCTGTGTAGGTGCAAGTACACCAATCGGCTCATGCAGTAGTTCTGCTGACAGATAATTCGGTCTTGTACCTTTTAACCTCATATTATTGGCGATTGACGAGTGAACTGCTGACACGCTCTCCATGCTTTCTCACAGATGCCCATACCTTCTGCACCTGCCCCCCTATTTTCGTACATATGATTCACCTGGTCAAGAATGGCAAACTTCAATGCAGCAGGGACATGGGTATAACCTACCGTATATTCGGCTCTCATGTTTTCTATCTGTGGAAAAGTAATACGGGGATAATTACCGCCTATGATTCGTTTGTCAGTTAGGATTGTACCGGTATAATCATCGTACAAGGTAATATCGGAAGTGATAGGTCCATAAGGCAGTTGATAGGCACCGCCTTTGTTGCTGAACCATACTTTCACCTGCTTTGTTATTACGCTGATACCTGCAGCATCTTCGATAATCTTCCGGGCAGAACTAATCAGTTGCGAAACCTGTGCATCTTCGCTTGTATGGCTTACCCTAATGTATAGTTTCGCTTCTGCAAGCGTTACCGGCTCTGCATAGCTTACCTCCGTTACCTGTGAATCTATCGTATAAGAGTAGTTACCCATTGTTCAAAGTTTATTAATTTATCATGCGGCCTTAACTGCTCTGCCCTGTCAAATGCCGCCTTGCTGCAAAGTTCGTAATTATTCACCACATTTTTGATAGCGTTCACCCATTGGTGAGGGCGGTCAGGGCTGCAATAGATACCGGCATCCCCACAATTCTCACGCAGCGCAGGCAAATCACTTACAATGCAAGGGATCCCCGATGCCATTGCTTCCGTTGCCGTTCTTCCCCAACTCTCATACTGCGATGGCATCAAAAGTATCTTTGTGCGCTTGTATGCGTTCCTAATGTCGGGCTGATTCGGCCAAATGGTTACATTTTGTAACCCTTTGTAAATCTGTTCACCATAGCCACCCTGCACGGCAAGGAACTTGTACTCGGGCATCATTTGCGCCACCTGGTAGAATAGTTCGGCCCCCTTATTTCGATTGAGATTAATTAGTGTTATTTCCTCCCCACGTTCAACCCTATAATGGTCAATATTCACCGGTGGTTGAAGTATGAATGAGTTGTTGGGATATTTGCCGTGTTCACTTCCCCAATGGGAATTATACACAACGTTTATATGCTGATTCCGTCTGACGGAAATATAGTTAAAGGTATTGTGAGCAAACCAAACGGCCGGCTTCTTTGTCTTTTTGCAGTCCTCTGCCACATCTGCTGCAAAATCTAATTGAGTGAAAATTATATCTGCCCAATCATGATGGAAATACCAATCATGTGAGCGATTAAAAACGGGTATTCCTTCGTACTCATAGTACTCATTGTTCATTGCGGAGGTCATGACCTTGACGAGATGGCCACGCTCCATTAACCATTTGTTGATTTCGTGAGCGTTCCATTCCGAGCCGGACTTTGCCTTCGGGAGATATTGCTGCACGTGCCACAATACACGCATTTTTCGAGGGTTTTCGTTCACGCTTTTTCATGCTAATAATAAGGGGGATGGAATCCCACCCCCCTCATTGATTTTAGATAGTAGCGTAGATAGCGGAGTTGGGAAGCATCAAGTTGATGGCTTCGTAACACTCTATACGGGCAGTAACCATGTTGGTAACGAAGTTGTTTTGATCTTCGTAACTCAATTCAATGTTTACACCGTTCACCTCTACTCTTTCGAGGAAGCTATTGTCTATCAAGAAAGCACGGTCATTAGGCACCCAGTTGCAACCAACGATAGGTACACCGGCAATGTTTAACACACCGGATTGACCGATCGTAAGACCACCGGCACCCATGTAGTAACCATTGGTGAATGATTCGTTCAGCAGCAATGACCATTGTGCGTTAGAAACAAACACAACAGATGCAGCAAAATCACCTGTACGCAGGTTACCAATCAACTGGATAATCTTACCAAGATCAGCAGAAGC